CTGAAGTACAACAAAGAGAAGAAACGCTGGGAGACTGCAGACGGTGAACCCGTACCGGCCCACATTGCCGAACGGCTCAAGGCCATCGGCGCGAAGCCGGGCCACACTCGCATTGCCCTCAACCCCGACTATGACGCCCCCCTGCAGTACCGGGGCATCGACGCGAAAGGTCGGGTCCAGCCCATCTACAGTGCTGCCCATTCCGAGGCGTCTGCTGCGGAGAAGTTTGCACGGCTCAAGGAGTTCAACGCTGAACTGCCTGCCCTGAGTTCGAAGATCGAGGCGGGGATGAAAGCCGGTGATGATTCGGCTGCCGTCTTGCGTGTGATCGAGCGCACGGGCATTCGCGTCGGCAGCGACCGTGAGACATTCGCGGCACAGCGCGCATATGGTGCTTCCACGCTCCTGGGCCAGCATGTGAAGGTCGAAGGCGATACCGTATCACTCAACTTCCCGGGCAAGTCAGGCAAGATCAACGAGCGTGTGTTCAAGGACCCTCAACTCGCCGCGTACCTGAGCAGCAAGAAGCTCGGTGAAAACACCCGGGTCTTTGACACTCGTGACACGAAGGTCCGTGACACCATGGACAAGATGACGAAATCCAAGGGCTTCAGCCCGAAGGACTTTCGTACGATGTGGGGCACAGCCACTGCGATCAAGGCGATCAAGGCCGCGCCGAAGCCCAAGAACGAGAAGGAATGGAATAAGCTTCACGTCGAGGTGAGCAAGACAGTTTCCACATTCCTGGGCAATACACCCGCGGTTGCAGCGAAGTACTACATCGACCCTGCCGTGTGGCCTGATAAGAAGGGGTGGTAATGACTTACGAAGAAATGAAGGCCATGGTGGCTGATCACTGCGACACAGTGTCCTACGACAAGACCCGCGATTGGAAGTCTGACTCGCGAACTGCTGAGGACCCGGACGACACGCAGGAAGTCCAGCCCGTCAAGCCTGTACTGAACTTCGTGCCGAAGGCAGCCCGTGGGCGTTAATGACCGTTCGTATTTGATCGATGCTGCGGTCGATCACGCCATCGACTTGGTGCATTATTCCAATGATGTGGTGCGCCGTGTTCGCGCGCTGATGCGCAACGTCGACACAGACTTGGTGACTCGGCTCACTATCGCGTTACAGGACCTGGACCCGACATCGTTCACAGTACGCCGGCTGCAGGAGCTGATGTCGGGCATTCGGGGCATCGACCTCGAAATGCAGGCCAAGATCATAGGCGAGGTCACCCCCGAACTGCGTAAGCTGGCAGAGTACGAACACGAGTATCAACAGCGGTTGTTCGGTGGCGTTATTCGCACGCCCTCCCTGGAGCAAATCCACGCTGCCGCGACATCGAAGCCGTTTCAGGGTCGGCTGCTCTCGGAGTGGTTCAGTGAACTGGCATCGACGAGACAGCGCAGGCTGAGCAATGCCGTCGCCGTGGGCTTCACCGAAGGGCGCACAATCGATGAGATCGTGCGCACTATCCGCGGTCGTCGCGACCAGAACTTCAAGGATGGCATCCTCGAAATCGGAAAGCGAGAAGCAGAAGCGGTGGTCAGGACCGCAGTGTCTCACACCGCTGCCTCGGTGCGTGAAGAGGTGTACAAGCGCAACGATGATCTGTTCACTGCTGAGGAGTGGGTGAGTACGCTCGATTCGAGAACGACCCCCCTTTGCCAGATCCGCGACGGGCTCCAATATACCACGGTCGAGCACGACCCAATCGGTCACAAGGTTCCCTGGGGCGCAGGTCCGGGCCGGATTCACTGGGGTTGTCGCAGCGTGTCGATTCCTGTCTTGAAGAGGGAATTCACGGATGTCTTCGGGGCACCTGCCACGAGAGCGTCTGTCGATGGCCCAGTGTCCGCGGACACCAAGTATGGTGCGTGGCTCTTGCGCCAGAGCGCATCTCGACAAGATGAGATTCTCGGCCCTACGCGCGGTCTTTTGTTGCGCAAGGGTGGGATCAAGTTCGACCGCTTCTTCAACAACGAGGGCCGATTCCTCACGCTGGATCAGATGCGTGAACGCGACGCGGCTGCGTTTGCTCGCGCGAAACTCTGATTAATCAGGGGTGCAATACCCCTGGTATAAGTGATTCTGAATCACTTTTGCCTATAGACGACGTGCCACACAGTATGGTACGATCGCATGGCATGCTGAGAGGCGTGGATGCGCCCCAGTGATCCGGGTCGGATGACCCCCCACCAATCGGTTGGATGACCGAGAAAGCCCGAAAGATGAAACTCAAGCTCGACGCTAATGGTAATGTCGTCACCAAGGACGTCAACGGCAACAAGTTGCCGGTGTATGTTCACGATGATGGCAAAGAAGTCGAATTCGATGCGGCGCAAACCGTGTCGACGATCTCTCGGCTGAACGCCGAAGCCAAGGCGCACCGCGAAGCGAAAGAAGCTGCCGAAGGCAAGCTCTCTGCGTTCGCTGGCATCACCGACCCGAAAGCTGCCATCACTGCGATGAACAAGCTGAAGGACCTTGACCTGACCAAGCTGGTGGATGCCGGCGAGTTGGACAAGGTGCGTAGCGAAGTCGCACGGGTGTACGAAGAGCGATTGGCCGACGCCACCGCTCAACTGCAGGGGCTGCAGGACACGTTGTACGAGAAGGAGATTGGCTCGGTATTCGCCAACTCCGCATTCGTCAAGAAGTCCCTCGCGATCCCTGCCGACATCGTGCAGGCCCGCTTCGGTAGTAACTTCGGTATCGAGCAAGGGCAAATCTACGCCGTCGACAACTCCGGGAACAAGATCTTCAGCCGCGTGCGGCCTGGGGAGCTGGCTGATCCGGAAGAAGCGCTATCGATCCTCGTCGATCAGTACCCGCACAAGGAAAGCATCCTGCGCGGTTCTGGGAGTTCGGGCAGCGGTTCGCAAGGCGGTTCGGGTGGTGGCGGATCGAAGACCATCACGAGGGCGCAATGGGAATCGCTGGGTGTTGCCGAGAAGGCAGCAGCGGCCCGTGAAGCGACCATCGTGGATTAACAACTTTCCAATCCACCTCGGAGCTACTGAAACATCATGGGTGTCAACACTCTTACCAGCCTGATCCCCGAACTGTACCAAGCGATGGACACGGTTGCTCGTGAACTGACGGGCATGATCCCGTCGGTCACGCTCAATGCCACCGCGCAACGTGCAGCCCTCAACACGCCGATCCGCTCGTTCGTCGCTCCCGCGGCTGCGTCGGAGAATGCCACCCCGGCCCAATTGCCCCCGGACACGGGCGCTCAGGTTATCGGCAACAACGCCCTGACCATCACCAAGTCGAAGGTCGTGCCGTTCCAGTGGACCGGTGAAGAGCAGCTGCAGGTTGCTCCGGGTCATGGTCACCGCGCCATCCAACGCGACCAGATCTCGCAGGCCATCCGCACGCTGGTCAACGAAATCGAAGCCGACGCATGGCTTGCTGGCGTCCAGGGCGCCAGCCGCGCTTACGGTACCCCCGGCACCAAGGCGTTCAACTCGGGCCTCGGCGACGCTGCTGCTGTGCGCCGAATTTTGGTCGACAACGGCTGCCCCACAGCCGACCTGAGTTTGGTCCTGAGCACCTTCGAAGGTCTGACGATCCGCTCACAAGCCACTATCCCGAACACTGCCGATCAGAGCGCTGTCGAGCTGCGGAATCAGGGCATCCTGCTGCCGCTCGCTGGCATGGCGACGCGTGAATCGGCTGCGGTCACGACCCGCACGGTCGGCACGATCACTGCAACGGTGGATGCCACGGGCTATCCGGTCGGTTCGACGCAGTTCACGCTGACGGTTGCTGCCGTGGGTCTGGTCAAGGGTGACATCATCACCTTTGCCGGCGACACGAACCAGTACACGGTCACTGGTGGCACGTTGACCAGCGGGGGCACGCTGCAGATTGCCTCCCCGGGCATCCGTGTGGCGATGTCGGCTGCGGTCAAGGCCATCACGGTCGTGGCGGCTGCGAACCGCAACCTCGCTTTCCACCGTTCGGCAATCCAGCTCGCGATGCGCGTACCTGCCGTGCCGGAAGAAGGCGACAGCGCAGACGACCGCATCATCCTGACCGACCCTCGCACGGGCCTGAGCTTCGAATTCGCGATGTACAAGCAGTACCGCCGCGTTCGTTACGAGGTGGGTGCGGCCTGGGGCGCCAACACGATGAAGGGCGACTTCGTTGCTCAACTGATCGGCCAGACCGGCTAAACCGTAACGGTTGTCTCCTCCGGGTTCCTCATGGGACCTTTCGACCCCGGTACGGTCCTCGTGCCGTGCCGGGGTCATTTTACAGGAGAAACTTAATGCGGTTGTTGCGCTGGGCCAGTGATGGCGGTGTCGCGATGTTTGATGGTGTCACCGTCTTACTTCGCAAAGCTCCCGTTATCGAAGGCTTCGCGAAGATCGACCAGATCAACTACGTACCTAACTGGTACGCTGAGGTCAATGGTCGACCGTTGTCGCGGCAACATACACCACAAATCGACAGCCTGCTTGAACGTATGGCTGCTGGGGCACGCACTGCCCTGTTAGGCGAGACATATGGCGCTGACAACTGAAGACGGCACCGGCAAGTCCAACGCCGAGTCGTACTGCTCGGTCGCGCAGGCCACGGCTTACCATACGGGTCGTTCCACGGCTGCTACTTGGGACAACTTGGATGCGGATGTCCAAGAATCCGCCCTTCGTGCCGCCACCGATTATATCCAGCAAATGTACGCTGGGATGTGGTCCGGTCAACGCAAGACCGACGAGCAAGCGCTCGACTGGCCGCGCACTGAAGCCGAACGCGAAGACAGCGTGAGCGGCTACTGGCTCGACAATGTGGTTCCATATCTGCTAGTGAACGCTTGTGCTGATCTGGCATTGAAGGCGGCAACTGCTCCCCTGATTGTGGACCTTGGCCGCGAGACAGTCAGCGAGAGCGTGGATGTCGTCAGCGTTACCTACGCAAAAGGTGGTGAGAGACAAACCCAGTACGAGGCTGCTGATCGCTGGCTTCGTCCGTTGTTGAACGGTGGTGCTGGGGGCAGCTCGATCAAGGTCAAGAGGGCATAATCTTGACACAAGACAGCGAAGATCGTAGGGCCAACGAAGACAGACGTTCTTACGAAGAGCGCAGAGCGGGCCAAGAGGGCAAGCAGTTCGAAGCTGCTATGCGCCGTATTCTCGAAGATGATGAATTGGTGAAGGGGTTCTGGCATCGGGGGTACCAGGAACTCACCAATCACGCAGGAGCAGGGGCAAGTCAATGGGTGGGACGTCGCATCCTAACGGCTATCGTGGTGGCTGCCGTCACCGCGGGGGTCGCGTACTTGGTGCGCACTGGATCGCTAAAATGAACTCGCTTATCACGAAGCAACCCTTTACCGTGATGTTCGCGGTGCTGCTGGGTCTGCTGCTCGCACCACTTGTTAGTGTTGTGCGCGACGCAGCCGTTGGCGCCTACGACAGGAGCTTTCCTGTCGTGCGTGTCTCAGCCAAGCTGGTTTCGAAGTCTGCTGATGAAATCGTGATCAGCATGCACGGGACGAAAGAGCGCGATTGTACGTTCCTCCGTGTCCAAGCATATGCCAGATTCAACGGCAGAGAGTTGGTCGACGTGAACATCCGTCGCATCGACGTTGTTGAAAATGGTGACACGAAGGCACTCGGCGGCTACTTCCTCGGAACTTGGCGATTGTGGCCAACTGCCTATGCTAAGGGGGTGATAGTCGACGTGAATCACTTGTGTAATGACCACGTTGTGGTCACACGTGTGGCCGATCTGTCTCTATGAATGTGTGGCGACAAATGAAACACTACCTGCTGCTGGTTGCTGACCGCATCGTTGCGGTCGTAGTGTTTTTGTTTTTGTTGCTCGTGTTGTACGCCCCAGCACACGGGCACCCTCCCGACGCGTTCACCGAGTTCAGGGTGTGTGGTACCCCAGCCCGTGATGAAGATGGTCGGATTTCTCGCAGCAGCTCGGTGCTCGCGGCCTACCAGCGCATCCACGCCTGCCCCAGCACCGGACTCAAGACCGGAGCTTGTCCGGGCTGGGAACTGGACCACCCCCTCCCATTAGCGTGCGGTGGCATAGACGCCGTGAGCAACCTGCAGTGGCTGCCCAACGTCATCAAGAGCGCGCCTGGCACGCTGGTGAAGGACAGATGGGAGCGCAAGGTGTGCGCCGGCGAAATCGTCACTATGCCGAAGGCTGAATGACCATCTACGCAGTCACACGAAAGTCCGATGGCGCGGTCGTGTATCGCTACAACGCCGACACCTCAATCGAGCAGTAATCCGTTCAACCCTGACCAACAACTGAAAGGCCAAAAATGGCAGTGACCTACCCCAACGCCGTCAAGATCGCCCGCATGGCGGCCGTCGTCTCGCAAGCCGGGGCCACCGCGGTGCTCGAGATCGGCACCACCGGCATGACGACGATCCTGGCGACCATCGCCCTGAACAACCCCATCGCAGGCGCTGCAACGGGCGCCGGCGTGCTTACGCTGTCGGGCTTCCCCAAGAGCGACACCAGCGCCGACGCCACCGGCACGGCTGCAGCTGCGCGCATTCGCACCGCGACTGGCGGCACCGACATCATCACCGGACTGACGGTGGGCTTGTCTGCGGCCGACGTGATCCTCGATAGCCTGAGCATCACGGCGGGACAGACGGTGACGATCAACTCGGCTGTCTTCACGCACGCGACCTAAGGCTAGGACATGCCCGTCACCCACAAAAACCGCGTCCGAACGACCGTCAGCGCCGTCGCGTCGGCGGGCCTGGGCGCGTTCACGATAAGCACCGCGTCGAGCGGCTATCGCTCGTTTGTGGCCGGCGACGACGGCAAGACGTTCGACGTTCTCATCACCGAGGGCACGACCTGGGAAGTCCGAACGGGCTGCACCTACACGCACAGCGGCACCAGCCTTGCGCGCGGTACGCTGGAAGACAGCAGCACCGGCAGCGCAATTGCGTTCACCAGCGCGGCCATCGTCACGGTCACGGCTACGGCGGCATTCGGCAACAGTGCTGAAAACACCTTCCAGTCTGTGACCCCGGGCGGGCGCCTGACGCTGACAAGCGGCACGCCGGTAACGACCAGCGACGTGACGGGCGCGACCTCAATCTACTACACGCCATATGTCAGCAACATCATCAACCTTTGGGATGGTTCTGAGTGGGTGCCGACGATCTTCTCCGAGACAACCGAGGCATTGGGCACGCTGACAAGCGGCCTGAACTATGATGTTTTCGGGTTCCTCGCGTCCGGCGTTCTCGACCTAGAGAAACTGGCCTGGACGAACGACACGACCCGCGCGACTGCGATCACGCTGCAAGACGGCCGCTATTGCAAGAGCGGCGACAAGACCCGTCTTTACCTCGGCACGTTCCGCACGACCAGCACCACGACGACCGAGGACAGTTTCGGGGGCACAACGTCGCAAGTCGGCGGCAAGCGATTCGTGTGGAATATGTACAACCGTGTTCGTCGTCAACTGCGAGTGAAGGACACGACGGACAGTTGGTCGGCATCTGGCACCGTGTACCGACAAGCGAACGGCGCATCTGGCAACAAGGTCGAATTTGTGCTGGGGCTTGCAGTGGACAGCGTAACCGCCAACGCTGTTGGAAACGTCTACAAGCCGTCCAACGCAGCACACTACACAGGCATCGGACTTGACAGCACGACAGCTTCAACGGGGTCGATCACGGCCATCGGATACAGCGAAGTAACGGGCAATCAGATTGCTGCGCTTTTCGGCATGTATGTCGGAATTCCCGCTGCCGGGTATCACTACCTAGCGTGGCTTGAGCGTTCATCGGTTACTACCGGCGCAACCTGGAACGGTGACAGCGGCGAGACTGAAGGCAGCGGACAACAGAGCGGATTGAACGCGGAGATATTTGCATGAGGGACGTTCTGCTTTCTCTGGCCGAACTCCCCGGCGTTTCGTCTGTACGAAAAATTGGCGGAGACTATGAACTGGTTTTCTCCGATTCAAGCGTCAGGTCCCCGACAACGGACGAGCTTTTGCCTGCCGTCAAGTCTGCCAAGATCACGGCCATCAACACCGAATGCCGCTCGCGGCTGATCGCACGTTACGGCGAGGCCACCGAGCAAGTCTCGCGCAGCCTGGGTATTTATGGAGCCACCGAGAAGACGGCGATGGAAACCGGCATTGCGGCAACTATTGATGCCAGCAACGTGGCGAGCAATGCAGTCCTGGCGGCCACTACCGTCGCAGCAGTGGAGGCGGTCACGGTAACGTGGCCGGCGATCTGATGTCACTCCGACCGATCAACGGCGAGCGCCGTACCGCCGCAGTCATTGCAGAGCGCGCAGCAGTCAAGCAGGCCCGCGCCGACACGAAGGCCGAGATCGACGGGCTCAACCTCAACATCGACGCGCTGACTACGAGCCTTGCTGCGATTCAGGCACTGATCGACGGGTGGGACGCAGGCAGCAATGCGCAGAAGTTCGCGGCGACGAAGGACGCCATGCGCGAACTGAAAGCCGCCGACAAGATCGCAAAAGACATCGCGCGCACCGTCAAGAGCTTGGTTAAAGCTACGCTCGACTGACCATGTGGGCTGGCATTCCGTGGGCTGATCTACCGTGGGGTGATGGGCCGGCTGCGGCGGGTGGTGGCGGCGTCACCGGCACCCTGGCGGCCACCGAATCCGGCAGCGACACCT